GAAACCAGTGCTGAAACCAGTGCTGAAACCAGTGCTGAAACCAGTGCTGAGACGAGCGCGGAGTACAGTAGCTCTGAGCCACCTTGGGAGACCAGCGCGGAATAAAGACTGATCCTAAAAAATAATAATTTTTAAATCTATGAAATTTAAAGGCAAAAGCAACATCATTAAAGAGGTTCAAGGCAAACTTGGTCTTAAAGCTGACGGGATTGATGGCCCTGCTACATGGAAGATGATTTGGGAGAATCTAGTTCATGATGATAAAGGTGAACCAGAAAAGCCAGAGCCTCCAGCTCAAGAACTTAAAGATGATTACCCTGAAGTTTACAAAGCGTCCCCAAACCAGTCTGGACCCATCAAACCTAAGTATGTGATCCTGCATCATAGCAGTGGAAGTCATGATGGGACTCGTTCATGGATCTTAAATTCTGCATCAAAGGTTAGTTATCACTATCTTATCGCGGCTGATGGATCTCTTACACAATTTGTCTACGACAAAAAAAGAGCTTGGCATGCTGGAAGATCTTCTTGGAAAGGCGTAAGCGGTCTAAATGGCCATAGTATCGGCATCTCTTTCTATGGGGACACTAACAAACGCACACCAAGTGCTGCTGAAATTGATTCCGCTGCTAAGAAATGCAAATACCTTATGGATAAATTTGATTTTGGTATTGACAATATTCTAACGCATGAAATGATCGCCCCCAACAGAAAGAATGATACTTCTGCTGCTACCTACCAAATGGTTATTGATCGCATAAATGAACTATAAAGTAGCTTTTCTGAATCTTAGTTTAAACTCATTTAATCAAAAAAACATTTGGAAGAAGTTTTTTGATGATGGGGATGAAGAAACCTTCAACCTTTATATCCACTCTAAAAATAAAAAGTGTCCTGTATTCAAAGACTATTTCATTAAGAATACCGTTCCTACGAAGTGGGGACAGTTCTCTATAGTTGAGGCTACCATAGAGCTAATGAAATCTGCGCTAGTGGACGAAAAGAACGAATACTTTACACTGATTAGCGATTCTCACTTACCTTTATATAGCCTAAATGAGACTGTAGATTCTATAAAGCAAAGATATGGCATCTTAACGTTTACAAAACATTTTAGTTTTCATACTAAAGTAAAGAGTCAAAAGATTTTTAAAGAGGGAATTAAAGGGTATAATTTTGGTGAGTATAATGCTGTTTGCCAGTTTTTTGTTTGTCGAAGAAGAGATATTGAAGTATTTATTGAGACTTTTGAACATTGGTCTCAATTCTTTGTGAAAGAAAAAGTTGTATTCGCTGATGAATTTTATTTTTGGGGAGTAGCTAAACAGTTGGGAATGGATTTTAAGATGGGTCAAGCAACAACTTATTCTGATTGGAGTTTTAGAAAATTACCTGATGGTAAATTAGAGAGGAATCCAAGAGCTTTCGATACGTTTAATAAGGCTATGCTTGAAAGCTACAAAAATCAAAACTTTTTATATGCTAGGAAAGTAATGCCAAGCACTTTAATAACATTTTAAAATATGACAAACACAGTAGAATTAATTGGGCATTATGGTAGCGATGAGGTTATCGCTTGTAGTGCGTGGACATCAACATCAAGAAATTTAACAAATGATAAAAAGAAGCGGATACCTAAACTCATTGACATGTTATGGCGAGAGGGACATGAAACACCTTTTGAAAAAGGCAGTGTCCATTTTCTTGTGGATTGCGATATTGCTAGCCATATTCATCTTCTCAAGCATAGGATTAGTTCTCTCAACGCTGAGTCAGCTCGCTATAAAGAGCTTAAAGAGGATAAAATGTTTGTTCCTGAAGATTGGCCAGCATTTTGGCAGGAAATGTTAGTGTCTTATACACAAAAAGGGAATGAGCTTTACCACCAATGCATTGCTGAACTTGAGCCAGAGTTAGGGCGTAAACGAGCAAAAGAATCCGCACGGTTCTTTAAGACTTACAATAGTCGCATTCAAGCAGACGTTCAATTCAACATGAGAAGCTTCGCCAACTTCCTCAAACTCAGGAATAGTGAACACGCTCAGAAAGAAATTAGAGAAATTGCTCAAAAAATGCTTGACTTGGTTGAGAATATCGAAGAGAATCCATTTAAGCACACTTTAAATAGTTGGCGCAAAACATTATGAAAAAAGCAGTAATATTATCAGTAATCGCTATCCTAACTTCATTATCAATCTACCGTGTAGTAGAGACGTATGTTTCTCGCGCCTCAGATTATGAAGATTATCCAGATTATCCAAACGGGCCGACTGTAAACGGTGAGGATTTACATACTAATTATCTCACATCTACATTTCATACGTCTGCAAATATGGGGAAAGGCTCCTTATTTACAGGGATAGCCGTTAGGTTTCATCCAAACGGCGAACCTCTCGTTAAATCTGGGATTAAAAACGGGAAACTTCATGGGCCTTTTGACTCATGGCATGAGAACGGGCAAAAACACATATCTCTAGTTTGGATACGAGGGGAAAAAGTTAAGAATTTTAAAGCATATCATCCTAATGGAACACGTATTTCGGGTAATCAACGAGAACTCGCAAAGAAAGTTTTTGGCGATACCCTCATAACAGAGTAATTTGAATCTTAAATAAATTATGGAAATTAAAAAAATTGAACTTCGCTCTCTTCAGCAAGTTCGTACTTACGAGTTGGAGGACGGAGATATCATTGATAACTTTGGTTCTATAGAAAGATTCCAGAAGATACTTGATGACTCTGAACAACCTACAGAACAGGAAGATGAAATGTTATCTAACATTCTTAGCGAATGCCCAGTAGAAGTAGATAATATTATGGGTGGTATTGAAGAGTCGTTTTTTGAATATGAATAGAAGATGATCCACAAAATACAAAACTGCATTGTCTTTTTATCAGCTATTATAATTGGCATTCCACTAGGACTAATCGTCGGATTAGTTTGTTGGTTTAAGTTTCCATTTCAAGTATATGCTGCTGTTAGAATTAATTTAGCGGATAAAAGAATAAAAAATGCCGAAGAATTAATAAAACAATATGAAAACGAAAATTCGCCCGATGGAATGTGGGACAGGCACATAGAAAGGATGAAATCTAAACAAAATTATGACAACTGAAGAGCTATTAAAACTGCATAAAGATACCTGCGAAACTTGCAGGGATATTATGAGACAAAAAAATAACGATTATACTGGAGGGAAGACTTCGAAAGATCCCTTCGCTAATTTTAACGCTGCATCTGTTCTGGGTATTGATCCAGTGCAAGGCTTACTGCTTAGAGTAATCGATAAGATTCAAAGGATTAGGTCTTTTACAAATGACAAGGAGTTGAAGGTATCAAATGAGAGTGTTGAAGATGCTTGCGATGATATTGTTAATTATGCAATTTTAGCAAAGGCAATGCTTATGGAGGGAAGAAAAATTGATTCTCTTGAGTTGGGGGAAGTGATTTTAAAATGAAAATAACCAAAGATATTGAAATACCAACGGAGAGATTTGGTTCCTCATATGGAGGGTGGATTATCAAAAAAAACAGCATTAATAAAAAATCTATTGTTTATTCATTTGGTATAGGTGAGGATGCATCTTTTGATCTGGAAATAATTGAAAAATTTGGGGCGACTGTCCACGCTTTCGATCCAACTCCAAGGTCTATTGATTGGGTCAAACGTAATATAGAAGAACCAAAATTTGTTTTTTATGGATACGGCATCGCTGATTTAGATGGTGAAGTTAGTTTTAACCCACCTACAAACCCCATTCATGTTTCTCATACCTTATTAGAAAGAAAACAGACCGAAGATCAAGCTATAACTGTTCCAGTAAAAAGGTTAAAGACTATCATGTCATCCTTAAAACATTCGGATATAGACATATTAAAAATGGATATTGAAGGAGCTGAATATTCTGTAGTGGAGGATTTTATAAAATCTAAAATCAAACCAAAACAAATACTTATAGAGTATCATCATAGATTTAAAAATGTTGGTTTTGATAAAACACTTCAATCTGTTGAGTTATTACGCTCTGCTGGGTATAGATTATTTTCTATCTCCCAGAATAAATTAGAGTTTAGTTTTGAATTAATTTAGAATAATGATTGTAAAACTTAATCCAGACGAGGTTTTGATATGTGAGCAGTTGGGCAGAATGAGATCAATCATTGCTCGTAGCTCTGGGGTCAAAGATGCAAAAGTTGGTGATCAAGATGGTAGTGAGGCTGATGTTATGGGTATGAAAGCCGAATATGCATTTGCTAAAAAGTTCAATACCTTTCCAGATTTGGGACTTACTCCTCGTAGTGGAAGTGCCGACGGCAAGTTAAAAGGTTTTGCTTACGATATAAAGTCCACAACTTATAAAAGCGGTAGACTTTTAGCGACTAAAAAAGAGAATCCTGATGTCGATATGTACGTCTTGTGTATAGTAGATAACTCTGAGGTGGATATAAAAGGCTACGCTCTTAAAGATGATTTAATCAAAGAGTCCAATCTCAAGAATTTAGGTCATGGAGAAGGTTATTGTTTAGATCAGGATAAATTAAGGGTTTTTAAATATTAATTATATGGATAAGGTCCAAATAACTGACGAGTTGGCAGATTTCTG